ACACCCCGAAACCGGCGAGGTGTTCGAAGTGGAGCCTGAATTCTGCCTTATGTCTCGCGGCAGTGGTCGTCCCTGTGATTCTACTCTTTGGCGCTATGGCATTGGCCGCGCTTGGATGGAAAAATATAAAGGAGATCTGGACAAAGACTTTCTTACGCTAAACGGCAACAAGATGAAGCTGCCTAAATACTATGACAATGTCCTCGAAGCTGAGGATGAAATCGAAATGATGTATCGCAAAGACAAAAGGAGGAAAGAGGCACACAAACGGAAACACGATAACACCCTGGAAAGACTGGCAGTAAAAGAAAAAGTCAAACTTGCCCAAATCGGGCTATTAAAACGTGACCTAGAGGAAATTTAAAAATGATCACTAATATCTATTCTGTCTACGATCAAGCATCACAGAGCTACGCTCAACCCTTCTTCGCACAAAATGACGGCGTCGCCGTCCGGGTTCTACAATCTGCTGTAAATGGTGCGGAACCTAACAACATCACTCTTTACCCTGAGCAATTCTCGCTTTGGCGTCTCGGTGAATACAATGATAAAACCGGAAAAATAATTCCGGCCGAAAAACCGGAATTCCTGCGCGGTGCGCATGAACTTAAAAAGCAACCCCTTACCCCCGATGAAGTAATTACCACTGAGGAGAACAACTAATGAAGTCAGTAATGGTCCATCAGTTTTCTAAAGCCCCTACAGCGGATATACCCCGCTCTTCATTCAATCGCAGCCATGGTTACAAAACTACTTTTGATGCTGGTTATCTTATCCCTGTTTTCGTCGATGAAGCCTTGCCGGGTGATACTATTTCTCTTGATCCGTCTATGTTTGCTCGGCTTAATACTCCTATTCATCCTCTTATGGATAATATCTTTTTAGATATCCAATTCTTCTCTGTTCCTGTCCGTCAAATCTGGGATAACTTCCGCAAATTCTGCGGTGAACAGGTGAACCCTAATGATTCTACCGACTTTACTGTACCCGTCTCTTATGCCCCTTCTGGTACGGGATACCCTAATCAATCGCTGCAAGATTACTTGGGACTCCCCACCAATGTCCCTGACTATGAGCACTCCGCACTTTTCACCAGGGCCTACAATCACATATACAACGAGTGGTACCGTGACCAAAACCTTATCGATTCCGCGGTAGTCGATACAAATGACACCCCCGACGACCCCACAAACTACGTATTGCGTAAGCGTGGTAAGCGTCATGACTACTTCACTTCCTGTCTGCCTTGGCTACAAAAAGGTGATTCCGTTCAACTGCCTTTAGGCCAAGATGCGCCGGTTATAACCAACGACGAGAATCCCAAGCTTAGTAGCGGTCTGGAAGAGTGGATGATCGCCATGGATAACGCTAATAGTGTCATTGTTCAAAATGGCCCTAGTGGTGCCGGTCTACTTTATTGGGGAAGCGAAAGCGGTCTTAAAGCTGATCTAAGTACTGCTACGGCTGCAACAATCAACGAATTGCGGCAAGCCTTCCAAATCCAAAAACTCTTAGAGCGGGACGCGCGTTCTGGTACTCGTTATGCGGAAATTGTTAATGCGCACTTCGGTGTTAACTTTCTCGATGTTACCTATCGCCCTGAATTTCTCGGCGGTTCGTCTACGCCCGTCAACGTTCACACTGTTCCACAAACCTCTGCCTCTGACGCTACCAGTCCTCAAGGCAATCTCTCCGGCTTTGGTACTGCCTCTATTAGCTCTGGTGGCTTTACTAAATCCTTTACGGAACACTGCATTGTCATGGGTATAGCTTCGGTTCGCTGTGATCTTACTTATCAGCAAGGTCTCAATCGCATGTTCTCTCGCTCTACTCGATATGATTTCTTCTGGCCGGCTCTCGCCCATGTTGGTGAACAGGCGGTCCCCAACAAAGAGCTTTACATTCAAGATCCTGCTGTTGATACAAATGCCGATGGCATCCCGGATAATGAGGATGTATTTGGCTATCAAGAACGTTGGGCAGAATATCGCTATAAACCTTCCCTTATTACCGGCAAACTTCGTTCTAATGACCCTCAATCTCTCGACGCGTGGCATCTGTCCCAAGAGTTCGGGTCCCTGCCGGGTCTCAACAAAGCATTTATCGAGGAAGATCCCCCCTTCGATCGTGTGGTAGCTGTCCCAACGGAACCTGACTTCCTGATGGACTGTTATTTCAACCTTCAGTGTGCACGGCCTATGCCTCTGTACTCTGTGCCTGGACTTATCGATCACTTCTAAAGGAGATTTGTTATGGTATGGCCCGCTCTTATTGCAGCGGGCGCCTCTCTTTTGGGCGCCGCTTCGTCTGCAAATTCGCAGAAGAAAACCAACAAACTTAATTACCGTATGTTCCGCGAAGGTAATCAATTCAATGCGCAACAATCTGCTCTCAACCGAGACTGGTCTTCCCTAGAAAATCAAAAGGGTCGTGACTTCGCTAACGTACAAGGAGAAAAAACACGGTCGTTCAATTCTCGTGAAGCTTCTATCGCAAGGGATTTCAATGCGAAAGAGGCTCAGGTCGCTCGGGAGTTCAATTCACAAGAAGCAACAACCGCACGAAACTTCAATGCCGATGAGGCGGAGAAAAGTCGTTCATGGCTTGAAATGATGTCCAGTACCGCCGTATCCCGTCACGCCGCTGATATGAAAAAAGCTGGCCTTAATCCGATACTGGCTGCTGGTGGTAGTGCCTCTACTCCCGGCGGTGCTTTGGCGTCTGCTGGTGCTGCCTCTGGCCCTGCCGCATCTGGTGGTGCTGCCTCTGCTGGTGTCGCTTCCTCTGGTTCTGTCGGTGGCTCTGCTGCCTCCTCTGTATCGCCCCCTGGTATGAAAGATCCTACCGGCGTCGGTATTACTACGGCTATGCAAATCCACAAAAATCTCGCTGAGGTTAATCAACTACAAGCGCAAACTTCTAAAACACAACAGGAGGTCGAAAACTTAGAGGCATCTGAAGGTCTTGCTCGGGCGCAGACTAAACAGGTCGCATATGTCATCGATGACTTGCAGGCATCGGTACAAAAGAAACTCTCGGAAGCTCAGGGAACTGACTATGACAATATCGTCAAAGCAATAACCTCTGATTTCTTCCAAGATAATCACTTCGCGGCTATTGCCAAATCTATTGGCATTGATGCCGCAGTACTTCAACGCATAATTACCCAATTCTTCGGCAAAAAAGCTCTTCGTTAAAAGGTGAAAAAAATGGTTGCAAAAAAATCTCAAAACGCTATTATGTTTCAAACGGCTTACGGCTCTAAGGAAAAACCGAAAGTGGAAACAGGAAAAGGACTCACAGAACAGGCGCATTCGGAGCAATGCAATATCAACGTAATTCTGGAAGATTACAAACGCACCGGATTGCTAAAACACGCGGCCAAACACGAGGGCCGCTATGATGACGTCTCAGAAGCAGACTTCCAAACTGCTATGCAAACAGTGGCTAACGTACGCTCACTATTCGAAGGTCTACCTTCAGATATGCGTAAAAGGTTCGGCGGTGATCCCGGACAGTTTTTAAAGTTCGTCCGTGATCCGCAGAACTTCAAAGAAATGGCTCAAATGGGAATCCTTCGTGGCAACGATGGTTTAGATATCTCAGGAGCCTTCACAGGAGCTCCTGTGGCGTCGCCAGATTTACAATCTGGCGTCCCGCAGGGGCAGCCCGCCGCAGGCGCTAATGAGCCCGCTCAGGGCGACAAAACCTAGTACGAGGGACTAATTTTCCCGCAGTCCGACCATCCCTCACTTGATGTAAATGGTCGGACTGACACCCCCTCGGGGTTCAGTACAAAAAAGGAGCAACGCGACTATGAAACCAACCTCATTTATCAATGAGTTAAAAGAACAACTCGCCCATCTGGAAAGAACTGAGGCCTGGCACAAAGATCGGATCAAAGAGAACCGCCGGCAACGCCGTCACATCGAAAAGCTGCTGGCCATGGGAGAGTCTCCGGTTGAACAACAATTAACCATGTTGCAAGAACCGGAAAAAACTGATACTAAGAAACCGCAAAAGGAGGTACCCCCAAAACCCACGAAAGGAAAGCAATAATGGAATGGTTGAATTTTCTGTCAAATAACTGGGATACCGTTACCCTGGTAATCTCAAATATCATCGCGCTCTTCGTGCGCTCACCTCTGCAAAAAACAAGGAGCACATAAACATTTATGGCTAAACGATCAAAGTTAAGTCGAGGCGGCTCGCGTCGCCTCTTCAAAGCAACCGCCGATAAAACACATCGCATGAACTTAAAAAGCAACCCCTTACCCCCGATGAAGTAATTACCACTGAGGAGAACAACTAATGAAGTCAGTAATGGTCCATCAGTTTTCTAAAGC